CCTAACTTACTGCATCCTACTATGGCGGCTTAACGCCCTAAAGAAGTTGGGGTACTTGCTTCTTTACGCTTTCCCCCGTTCCCGTGAAGGAATTAAAGATTGTTCTTGATCTGATAGACCCGTAACAAGTGTTGAAAGCACTCCCAGCCATTTTGTAGCTTGGATTCTTCCACTTCTACCAATTTTACTTGGTTTGTAGTGCCGTTGACAAATACGATAGCACAGCGCGCGTTGGGCAAGTTTAGGCCTTCACGATAGCTCGCTAGTTGTAACTCATGCTCAAAAAAAACATCAACTTTGTCTAAATCGGTGTCCTTTGTCTTAAAGTCTACTACAAACCCTGTACCCTGACCATTAATAGGTTTGGCCATGAGGTCGCATTTCCCCCCATAGCCCAAGGCATGACCAAAAGACCTTTCTGCCAACCACGGCTGATTCCCAAAATGATGCTTTAGTACATCATCTATAGCATCAAGGTAGGCTGGCTTGACAGGCATATACACCTGCTCAAAATAGCTTTCAATAATGGCGTGGATAGTCGTACCGCGCTCTGCCGCTTCCCTGCCAGTAGCACGGCTGTCCTGCATAACGCGCTTTAACCATTCTTGTTCAGGTTCGTTTACTTCCCTAGGCAAGGTTAAGGCGGCAAGTAAGACCTGTTGCAACTTCCAGTTAGTAAGGCCCGCCTTGTCCAAGACATTAATAATTGTAGTAACGCTGGGAAGCAGACCTTCTTTTCGCGCATCGCGCAAAGTCGTAGGTCTTTCCCCAGTCTTGCCAATGGTAGTGTAGGCAGGCGTACCCTGACGGGTATACCAATGGCCACTATCTTGTTGTTTGTCTTTAATTATCATCAGAAGGGGATGTCCTTTAAGTCATCATCTTCTAACTTTGGCGCATCAGCTTCACGCTGTTTTTGGCCACGCCATTCAGACGATTCGGTAATTTTTTCTTTGTAGTATTTTGGCAGGGCATCGTAATCTTCTTGCTTGTAGTCCTGTAGCCAAAAGATTTTGGTAGGGTTAATGCCTTCAGGCTGGGCCGCGCGCAAGGCTGACGGTACAGGGCTAATACCGCTGATGTTAGCGTACTTGCCATCTTCTGAATGGGTAATGTTGACCATGCAAAACTTACCCAACAAATTTTTGAGGTCAAAATTCTTTCTGTCCTCTGCGCTCATCTTTTTGTTAGACCAGCTTTCAAGGTCTTGACGCAATCGCGCTTGGTCACCCAAAGAAACGGTATAGCGTTTAGACACGATTAAAGGCTTCTTATCGTCTGTCTGTAATGGAAGTCCTGCATCGTCATCGCCATGCAACTCCCATGTCAACACGACCTTGTGCATAATCTTGGATTCGCCAGCCCACTCTACGGATTGGTGGCCCAAATCAATAATGCTGTACAGACGAGCCATGTGAAGCCCTGCTGGGGCGATTTTAAATTCTTTACTGTTATCTGAAATAATCATTATGCGTTCCTAAAAATATTTGAAAAGTCATCAAAGACTGCTTGTAGTACTGGGTTTTTTCTTACTGGAGCAGGTAAACCGCAGGCGTAACGAAGGTCACCGATTTTATCGGCAGTTAGCATCATTCCGTCATCGAGGTCTTTAAAGATGCGTTCCAAATGTTCTTGGAAGCTATTGAAGTCTTGATCTTGCTCACTCATACGAGTTCTCCTAATTAACACGGCACATACCGTATTTAGATATTAAGCCAACTTAAATAAGATTGCAATAGATTATTTGAAATTTGTTGTAAAAATGTTAAGATAGCTTATGGAAAATATATCTACAAGAGCAATGATTAAGTTGTTGGGCGGCCCTACAAAGGTGGCAAACCTAGTAGGGGTAAGCGTTCCAGCGGTGTCTATGTGGCAAAACGGCATAATTCCTTACGATAAGTTGGTGATCCTTGCCGCGACCCTAGAAAAGGAAAGTGCTGGTCTTATCACTAGAAAAGAGCTTTTTCCGCTTTCTTATAAAATGATATGGCCTGAATTAAAGTGATGTACAATTAAGTTATTGAGGAGTTGAACACTCGATAATTTAGGGTTTTAGAGGTAGTTCTGTGGGTTTAGGAAATGAAGTAAAGAGGCATTTCCCAAGCCGTTCAATCACAGAGTTACCCCTAAAGCCCTTTTTTATTGTTAATTCCCATTCGTACTCCAAACGAAATTAAGCACCTAACTGGGTGGCGTGGAAGAATACATCGGCTGATCTACACCTGATAGCAAGCCGCGCTGACTTAAATGGGTACAGCACAAGTTATAAGGACAATGGTGATAGACAACCTTATATCGATTGAACATTAACTTCGGTAGCATTAGTTCAAGTACAACTTCTTGAATGGATGAAGGCTTATCACCTTTGGGCAACCTATTGTGAAAAAAAACAACACTAATAAAAAATATTTACTCTTAAGCAAACTTAACATATACTTCATTTAGATTAACATTTGGAGTACAAAATGACTTGGAATCTACGATTAGTAAATATGAGTAATTCTTACGAGGACTACTTTGAAATTCGCGAAGTCTACTACGACACGATGGGTAAGCCTATGGGTCATAGCAAAGCGGCCATTGGTGGGGAAGATAGACTTGAGGTCGATAGGTACATCGAGCTTGCTAAACTTGCCCTTGATAAGCCTATCTTAAAGTTTGCCGACAACCAAGAAACAGACCACACCAAGATGTTAGAAGATGAATGTGCCGCATTAAGGAAACAGTTAAATGATCGAAACGATAGTTAAACCCCAGCCGTTAGACAACGACATCGCGGTAATCAAGATTTTGCAATTACTGGGTCAGTTATCTTTAAACGATGTTAAACATATTTATGACATCATTTCTAAAATTCAATTACTTGTCGAGGATGTAGAATGACATTTGCTGTGTTTTATGGCCTGTACCCCCGTAAGATGGCCCGTAAAGACGCTGAAAAGGCTTGGCGGTCTATGACTGTTGATGAACAATTAAAGGCCATAGAAGCCCTGCCACAGCATCTTAAGTATTGGAAGATTAAAGAAACCGCTAAAGACTACATACCGTACCCCGCGTCTTGGTTACGGGCTGGTCGCTACGATGATGAGCTTGATATTGAGCCACTAAAGAAACCTGAATTGCCGTTTTACGCTACAGAAGAATTGACCATCAAAAAAGCACAAGAAATAGGTATAACTCCCTATGCTGGCGAAGGCTGGCAAGCGTTAAGATCAAGGATTAGTCAGAAGATAAAGCAAATTGAAGCCTGACCCATTTGCGTCAATGATTCATGGGATTATTCATAGGCCAAAAGCAGTAAAGCAGGCGTACCTAGTAGATTGGTACATCGGTGTAGCAAAGAAGCGTGGCTGGGATGCGGTGGTTAAGTTAATACAACAGAACCCCGAAACCGAAGCGGAAATAAAAATGTTAATTAAAAAGAGATTAGGAAAATGAGAGAGATAGACCCAAATCAATGTATAGACTTTATATTAGAAAACGCAGGTAAATATGCACAAGCAAAAGGTGAATTGGCGCAACTTGAAGCGTTCAAGAGTTCGCTTAAAGCTATCAAAATGGCTGAAACTAACGAAAATTCACTTGGGGCGCAGGAGCGTGAAGCTTATCGAAGCCAAGATTATCAAGATCTATGTAAAGCGATTGGAACAGCTACAGAAAATGCAGAAAAACTCAAATGGCAATTGGAAGCGGCTAGGTTAAGACACGCCACATGGCAGACCCTAGAAGTATCAAACAGAACTCAAGATAGGATTTTAAAATGACCACATTAAAAGTAACCGAAGAATTTTTAATCCTTAAACTTTTGTGCAAGATGTATGACGAATCACTTAAGTCTGCAAATCCTACGCAGATGCTAGAGTTAAGCGTAGACATTGCCGAAAGCGCAGAAAAGCTAGAACAGTTGACTGTAGACTACATTAATGGCGTTTAATGTATCAGTCCCCCAGCTAGTTATAGATGCAAGCAAAGAGTTTGTTGAGCATAACAACTTGGGAATGCGCCCTGATAACTCAAATGGTACTAAAGACCAGCAGTTAGTTGGTGTTATCGGTCAGAATATGATGGCCCACGCGTTAGGTTTACCGTTTATGCAACCGACCACAACGCATGATGGTGGCGTAGACTTTGTAATACACGGCAAGAAGATAGACATCAAGACAATGGGGCGCACAGTCACACCGACCCTAAAGTATGTTAATAATCTAATCGCGTCACAGACTAGGTTTAATGTTGATGGCTACATATTTTCTAGCCTAAACACTATTGACTACAAGCTGACTATCTGTGGTTGGTTACCAAAGGCAACCTTTTTATGGCTTGCCAAGTTTTACGAAAAGGGTACGATTCGCGAAAGAACTAACGGCACTACTTTTGAGTTAAAAGCAGACACCTACGAGATTGAAAACGAAGATTTGATTTATCAGATACATAACTGGGGTGAATTGTTTAACAGCATAAAAAATGACAAAAAATGAAAAACTACGCAACCGAAAAATTGCTGAACTGGGATGCTCATTATGTAGGCATCTCCAGCTTGGTGAAACGCCAGCAGAATTGCATCACATTAGACGAACTGGCAAAAGAAGTAATGCCCCTGTTATCCCGTTATGCCCGTACCACCATAGAGGATCAAATACCAGTATTCACGGAATGGGTCGTAAACGGTTCGAGTTGGAATACCAAATCACAGAAGAAGAACTCCTTGAGCAAACAAAAAGGCTTATAGGTGAGTAGCTGGCTAATCATTGTTACAGGTCTTATCTACCTGTACATTGGCATAGAACAGGGTGTAAAAGGTAACCTGCCTATGGCAGTTGTATATACAGGCTACGCCTTTTCAAATGTCGGGCTTTACATCATGGCTAAATGATACATACCAGCGGTATACCAAAATTTGTGTATAATTATTGCATTGCAACATTTAATAGGAGATTGCTATGTACGAAGATCAATTAAAGAAGTTTGAAAAATTATCCGAACAAGCCATGCAAGTTTATGACTTTTGGATTGATTGCTTTTTAAAGTCTTTAAAAAACTTTAGCAAGTAATTAAAGTTCGTGTCCGTCAAAACCTAGTTCTTGGCCCACAAGCATCTTTCTACGCTTAAATGTAGCATCGTGCAATGTCCATTTACCTGTCTTATGGCGGGAACAATGGATCATTTCGTGGGCCATTGACCTAGTGACGGTATCGTAGTGACCGCACCTAGCTTTAGATATACAGAAGATATGCGGCTTTGCTAGGGATTCATCGTATTCGTAGGTAGCCATTACCGTATGGTCGTTTACAACTTCAAAGCGACATAGCTCGCTGGGTGGTATGTCCCACATCAAAAATGGCTGGCATTTGGCTAAAGTAAGATAAATGCCTTCAAGGATTTTGGGCGTGATCTTCATACACCGTGTATCTTACCGCGAAATTCGACTTCATCCTCGCCCCAAACCCTAATCATTTCGGGCTGTAAAAGCCTATTGCGCTCAAAAGAAAGCATGACAAAACCACTATTCCAATCTTTTGGGGTATCTTCCGTATAGGCAAATTGCTGACCATTGATGTCTGCTAAAGTACCTGTCTGAACCCCCCAACGCGTTCCATTAAAATCTCCTACTGGCATACAAGATAAATGGTGCGTATGCCCTGTAATCATATTAACGCCTGAATTTAAAGCGTTAGCGCGACCAGCACTAAATCCACCTTTCCATCGATGCTTAATGCAGGTATCTTCATTGACCCAAAATGACCAGCAAGGAAGCCACGCAGGGAAGTATTCTTTAAGAGTTGTACCCCTCACCCCTTCAAAGGCTGGAAGGTTCTCTATGATCCGCATTTCAAGCCTAGCATCGTGATTGCCCAGCGGCCAATATAACTTTGCCCCTTTAGCTACGGCTTCAATTTCACCCAAAAAGTACTGGCAAGCTTCAAGTTCTTGTTTGACCGTAGGTAACGCATCCCAATCCTGTCTTGGAAACCTGCTAATTGATGCCCCATCCAGCGCGTCACCGTTGCACACGATGGCGGTAGGCTTAAACTCTTTAATCATTTCTAGCAACGCTTTGAACGCTGTAGTGGTTTGGTCGGGCCAAAAATGGGCATCAGAAAATACAATAATCCTACCTTTTTCTAAATCCATGCCCCTGCGGGTATTGCCGACAGTCTGTTCTGTCTTTTTGTAATCATTTAATCTAGTATCGTTAAAGCTGGGAAGGGTTATTGAGTGTCTTGTTTCTACTGACCGCCTGCGGTTATATACCGATCTTTCGGACAGCTTGTGAATTTTGGCAAATGTAAGGGGTGACCCTATCTTTTTCCATTCTTCTATAAATTGCTCATCCGTCAGATAATAGCCGCCCATATAAAACCTTTATAATGGTAAAGTTAGCTCATACTAATCTATTTTAATGGAAAATCAATGACATACGCACGAATTGATACTAACCACAAAGAAATAGTCAAAGCATTGCGTGATGCAGGCGCAACTGTTGTTTCTTTAGCGTCAATGAAGCACGGATGTCCTGATTTATTGGTGGGCTACCAAAATGAAACTTTGCTGATGGAAATTAAGCGCGATGCCAAAGCCAAGTTTACATCTGACCAGCTAGACTTTATGGGCAAGTGGAAGGGTGGCGCAGTCAGTCGTGTGGATAGTGTGGATGCCGCCATCAGAGCGTTAGGAATAATACAAAAAGTGTTATAAAATAGCGCAAAAGGAGCGTTTTATGGAAAAATCGATGGCTTTATTCCTAGCAACATTGCTACATTCGGGGACAAATGCCCATTTTTTCCATTGGGCTACCAAGTCCTACGCTAAACACAAGGCTTTAGGCGGTTTTTACGAGCGCATCATATCGCTCACAGACGATTTGGCGGAAACTTTTTTTGGCATCTATGGTCAGATTACCCAATTTCCTAGCACATACCACCAGCCAAAAGAACCATTGGCGTACCTACAGTCGTTACAAGCATTTGTAAAAGACGCTAGGGGTGACTTGCCACAAGATTCAGAGATTGTTCAATTGATCGATAACATCGCGCAAGAAATCGACACCACCATCTACCTACTTAAATTTAAGAGTTAATTGTGGCTAATCCAATTGATATGGCTCAAGCATTGCGTAAATTTGATCCGTATGGGTCAGACTACGATTATGAAACAGCTAAAGCTAATGGTATGGGTGGCACAGGAACAGGTGTAAATGCAGGTCATTGGGGTTCAGTAGCACCAGCACCACAGCAATACATAGAACAATACAATTTACCTGCCGAAAGCTACATGATGCTTAAAGGCGTTCAACACCCTACTTGGCACAAAGCAGTAGCAGGTGAGCAACAACATATAACCGAAACAGCACCAAAAGGTTTTGAAATACGCCAATTTGGTGATAGGTTTTTTTCAATACCAAAGGAATAATCATGCCACTCGACAAATCAGGATCAGCCGAATCTGTCGGCAAAAACATTAAGGCAGAGAAAAAGGCAGGTAAAAGTACCGCCCAAGCTACTGCTATTGCCTTAAATGTTGAGCGTGAAAACGCCAAAGGCGCAAGAAAAGCCAAGTTAGAAGAAGCTTACGGCAAGTACATTGAGGAAAAAGCATGAAGCATATGGATCGCAAATACAAAAAAGAAGATGCTATGTTGCGTGAGCATAAGCAATCTACCCTTGAAAAGAACCAAGCTGACCGCATTGCGCGCAGGAAGATGATTGCGAACAAGCTCAAAGACTTGGATAAAGAAGTTAAATAATGCCTAATTTGGCTGAACTTTTGCGTTTAAATGACGGAAATCAAGCTTATGTTGGTTATCCACAAATGCAAGTTGGCCTAAATAAACCGCGTCAAGCTGGTTATGCTACTGGATTTTTAGAAAACGCTACAGGTTTGCCTTCCATGCAAAGCCAAGGTGTACTGACAAACCCTAATTATGAAGCGTATGCAAAAGGTCAAAATCAAGGTGAGTTAGCAGGAATTGGTGCAATGGTTTTGCCAGCAGCACTAATGGCCAAAGGATTAAGAACTTCAAAAGCGGTTAGTACCGCGCCCACATTAGATAACATTGGTCAAAAGTTTCAAACTAGACTAGATAAAGAATACCCTGACCTAGTTAATCAATATCAATTGCTTGCTGAATCTAAAGGCGGCAAAGTCTTAAATACTGACATTGCTAGAGAGTTAAGCCCTGACTATGCTGCTAACCGCACTTTGTCAGCCAATGTGCATGAGCCTGCAAGTGCTTTTGTTAAACAACTTTATGCTCAAAAACTGGCCCAACCTGCCGCGCCAAACTCAACTGTATTGTTTACTGGTGGTGGCACAGGAGCAGGAAAGACTACAGCATTAGAAAATGCGTTTCCAAGTTTAAGCAAACAAGCGGAAATAATTTACGATACTAATTTAAATAAATTGGATTCAGCTACTAAAAAGATAGACCAAGCCCTAGAATCAGGGCGTAATGTCAATATTGTGTATGTATATCGCGATCCTGTTGAATCTTTGACAGAAGGCGCTTTAACCCGTGCTGAACGCATGAAACAAGAATTAGGTTCAGGCCGCACCGTACCTATTGAAGAACATTTAAAAACCCATGTAGGTGTAAGAGAAGTAATTCCACAACTTATGGAACAATACAAAGATAACCCTAATGTCAGTATCGGTGTTATTAACAATACCTTTGGTAAAGGCAAAGCTAGGGCATCTTCATTGGAAGAATTGCCCATGTTTAATTCCGATGAAATGGGTACAAAATTGCGCGATGCTTTAGAAAATGAATTTAAAACTGGTAAAATAAGTAAGGAAACTTATGAAGGCACAATTGGAAAATAAATCAAATTGGATAGGAGATAAGAAACCTATACCTGATTGGGTACATGAATTTGCTGACGCTCTTAATAAAAATGTTGAGAGTAAGCACGGCAAAGAAACTCGTAAAGATATGATTGCTAAAGAGTTAGCCAAAAAGCATAAATAACGCTACAATTAACCTATCTTAATCAACCACTTGGATAAGGTATGCAATCTAAAGTAGAAACTCCTAGAAAAGGTGGCAAGCTTAAAGGATCACCCAAAACTGGGGGCAGACAAGCTGGTACACCTAACAAAGCTACGGGCGCGGCTCGATTAGCATTTGCGGCTTTTGTTGATAACAACGCTGATAGGCTACAAGCATGGCTTGATGACATTGCTAACAATGAAAAGTTTGGTTCTAAAGTAGCATTTGATTGTTTAATGCAGGTAGCAGAGTTCCATGTGCCTAAACTATCTAGGACAGAACACACTAGCCCACAGGATGAGCCAGTAACAATAGTTCACGAACACAAGTTCCTTGATTGAGGTAGTTAAAAGATACGAGTACCCCTACAAGGCTAGGGAAGCTTTCCTTGACTTTCATAGGCGCGAGGAACGCTGGGCTGTACTGGTCTGCCACAGGCGCGCAGGAAAGACAGTCGCTACCATCTGCGACACTATTCGTAGGGCAATACATGAGAATAAGCCTGATGGCAGGTACGCCTATATTGCACCATATTACGCACAAGCCAAGAATATCGCGTGGGACTATTTATTAAAATTTGCAGAACCAGCCATTGTTAAGGCTAATCAATCAGAATTGTGGGTGGAACTTGTCAACGGAGCAAAAATTAGACTGTTTGGTGCTGATAATCCTGACGCTTTGCGTGGGCTTTATCTTGATGGCGTGGTATTAGACGAGTACGCAGACATGAAGCCCCGACTGTGGGGTGAGATTGTTAGGCCATTGCTTACAGACAGGCAGGGATGGGCTACCTTTATCGGTACACCAAAGGGACACAATGCCTTCTATGACATCTATAACGAGGGTCTAAAGAACCCTAATTGGTATGTCAAAACCTTACGGGCTGACCATTCAGGGCTACTGCCCGATGCTGAACTACTGGATGCCCAGCAGTCTATGTCATCCAACCAGTACGAGCAAGAGTTTTTATGCTCATTTGAAGCGGCTATTTTAGGGGCGTACTATGGTCAAGAAATGCGTAGGATCACAGATTTGGAGCGTATTACTACCGTTGACTACGACCCTATGTTTCCTTGCCATACTGCTTGGGATTTGGGCTTCAACGATAGCACCTCAATATGGTGGTTTCAGGTGGTGTACGGTGAGATACGGGTGCTAGACCATCACTCATCTAACGGTCAAGCCATCCCCTACTACACAGGACTACTCGCCCAAAAAGAGGATGAGTTTGGGTACAAGTACGGCTACCATTACCTGCCCCATGACGCTAGAGCCAAAACTATGGCATCGGGTGGCAAGAGCATAATCGAACAATTTGCGACAAAAATTGACATAAAACACTTTAAAATTGTTCCAAATCTGTCAATTCAGGATGGAATACAGGCAACAAGGCTTGCATTAACTCGCGCTTGGTTCGATAATAGATGCGAAGAAGGTATCGAATGTTTGCGTCAATATCAAAGGGAATGGGATGACGATAAGAAATGTTTTAGGGATCGCCCAAAACACGATTTCACCAGCCATTCGGCAGACGCAATGCGGTATCTTTCAATTGTATGGAAAGACGAGGATAGCCCTATCCTTAAGGACACAAGAATCAAAGGACTTCATGTCGGCCAAACGGATGTAACGCTTGACGAAATGTGGAAAATGACACCTAAACAAACTATTCGCAGGATATAAATATGGATCATACATACCAAGATTGGTATAACACCATCGCAGGCTACGAGCGTAGCTTCAAGGAATGGGAAGGTCGTACAGATAGAATTATCAAGCGATACAGGGATGACAGTCGTACTAGAAACAACCCTAACGCCAAGTTTAATATCCTTTGGAGTAATGTCCAAACCATTACCCCAGCTATCTTTGCAAGACTGCCAAGACCTGATGTAAGTCGTAAATTTCGCGATAATGATCCAATAGCCCGTGTTGCATCAATGATGTTAGAGCGAGCATTAGACTACGAGATCACCCACTACGGTGACTACAAGTCTGCAATGAATCAGTCTGTACAAGATCGCTTGCTTGGTGGTCGTGGTACTAGCTGGGTGCGCTACGAGCCACATATTACTGGCAAGGCTAAAGAAGATGAGATAGAAGGTGCTGATGTACCCGATGATGGCTTCCAAGTAACAGAAGATATTGACGAAGCTGAAACCGAAGGCGGTATGCATCGTGAAGATCAAGAAAGAATTGAGTACGAATGCGCCCCTGTTGACTATGTTTACTGGCGTGACTTTGGTCATACCATTGCTAGGACATGGGAAGAAGTAACAGCCGTATGGCGTAAGGTCTATATGGGCAGACCTGCCCTAGTAGAACGCTTTGGCGAGGAACTTGGCGGCAAGATTCCACTTGATACAAAGCCTGAAAATTCAAAGACTTACAACGAGAAGATGGGCGAAGGCGCGTCAGAAGCTTGTGTATACGAAATTTGGGATAAGACTACAGGCGAAGTTATTTGGTTATCCAAGTCTATGGGCGAAATCCTAGACACAAGACCTGACCCACTTAAGTTAGAAAACTTTTGGCCATGCCCTAAACCTTTGTACGCTACATTGACCAGCGATAAGCTTGAGCCTATCCCTGACTTTGTTCTGTACCAAGACCAAGCAAGACAGCTAGACACATTGGCTGACCGTATAGACGGGTTTATACAAGCATTGAAAGTTCGGGGTGTCTATGACGCTTCTGAACCTAGTCTTGCCCGTCTGTTCTCCGAAGGCGAAAACAATACATTAATTCCAGTTAAGAACTGGGGCGCGTTTGCAGAGAAACAGGGTATGCAAGGTGCTATCAATATAGTAGACATCCAACCTATCGCGGCCGCATTGACTATGGCTTATCAGGCTATGGATCAGGTCAAGGGTCAAATCTACGAGATTATGGGTATCGCTGATATTCAGCGTGGACAGACTGACCCCAACGAAACCCTTGGCGCACAGATTATTAAGTCTAACAACGCGGCAGGTCGCTTAAAGACTATGCAACACGCAGTCGTAGACTTTGCTACAGAACTGCTGTCCATCAAGGCGCAAATCATTTGTAACCACTTTACAGACGATACGATTGTCAAGATTTCGGGCGCGATGCAGTTAAGTCAGAGTGACCAACAGCATATCCCACAAGCTTTACAACTATTAAGAAACGAAGCCGCCAAGAACTTCCGCGTGGAAGTCACTAGCGATTCGATGATATTCCAAGACGAACAGCAAGAAAAAGCTGACAGGATGGAGTTCTTATCCGCTATGGGTCAGTTCTTTCAACAAGCCGTACCGATGGCATCACAAGTGCCTGAAGCTACACCGATGTTGATGGAAATGTTAAAGTTTGCCGTAACTGCGTTTAAGTGTGGTAAAGGTCTTGAGGGAATCATTGACGAAACTGCTGACAAGTTCCGCGAACAAGCTAAACAAGCAGAAGGACAACCCAAACCACCAAGTCCTGAACAACAAAAAATGCAGATGCAGATGCAGATTGAGCAATCCAAGATGCAGGCCGCACAAGCACAAGCCCAACAGAATA